AGTTGCAGCGTCAGCATTACTCGTAGGAGTTCCTAGTCCAGTTACTTTAAAGTTATTAGCATCTAGGTTACCTAATAGTTGACCAGTAGTTCTATTTAGATATGTACCTGAAAGGCTAATAGCACCAGTGTTACCATCAACAGATAGAACTGCATCTGTTGGGGTTAATAGTTCTTGCCAGTTACCTAATGTAGTAGCAGGTGAGGCAGTAAGAATAAATGATTTGTTGACATCTGTACGAACTGCAACGTCACCAGTCTGTGCGGTTAAGGCAAGCATATTAGCCTGTGAGTTAACTACCTGTGTAGTAGTAATAGCAAGGGCAGGCAACTGATTAGTAGGAATTAATCCAGAACCATCTAGGGATGCGATACCACTTACTGCACCCTTTTGGTCTGTAAGATATTTTAATGTTACTGCATCTTGATTAGATGTAGGGTCAGCAAGACCTGTAATCTTCTGAGAGTTTAATGCTACAGAAGCGGTAGGTGCTGCCATCTGGTCTAAACGAGATGTACGTACCTGTGTGTCAAAGTCTGAGATAGTTGAAGCAGTCTGAGTACCTGTATGGTTAGCACGGGCTAGTGGGTCAGTTGCTAACTTGCTAAGCGCAATAGCAGCACTAGCACTAATATCGCCATTAACGATAGTTCCATCTACTATATCAGCAGAGGTAATAGAACTGTTAAGGCTTAACTTGCCATAAGTAATACCAGCAGATGCATTAACATCTGCGTTAACAATAGCACCTGTACCAATAACAGTAGTTAGGCTTACGTTGCCAGTACCATCAAAGGATACGGCTGATGCTTCTACATCTCCAGTTAATTGGAAGTTACGGGCTGTGCTTAAGGCACTAGCAGTAGTAGCGGTAGTTGCTGTGCTAGCAGTACCTGTAAGATTAGCAGTAATAGTACCTGCAGAAAAGTTACCAGAAGAATCACGGGCTACGATAGCCGAGTTAGTATTGGCAGATGTAGCAGTTGTAGCAGAGTTAGATACTTTACCAGCAGTTGAGATAGTTCCCAACTTAGTGTCTGCGATAGCAGCACTTGCATTGATGTCAGCATTAACAATAGTGCCGTCAAGAATCATACCACTTGTTACTGTACCAGTAGTACCAGTTTGAACTATATTGGCAAGAGTAATTCCGTGTGCTGTTGTAGTCTCATTAATATGGTCATTAGACTCGGTTAGGTCTCGACCAATAATCATATGTCGAACTACTGCTCCAGCGGAGTGACCTACAGCCGTTGAGCCATCTATACCGCGAGTAATAGTTAGTGTGTTTCCAGATGAGTAGTTACTTACATCTACAATTTCTTCAAGCGCTGTATCTGGGTCGATAACAACTGTATATGTTTGAGTAGATGATGGTGTCTTACCACCCATTAATTGTGAGCCAGAAATTACAGTCATGGTTAAATCACCTGCTGAAATTGCTGATGCTAAAGTCGTTTGTTGAGAACGAGAAGAATATTTACGTACTGTCATTTATTTACCTATCGGCTGTAGTGGACACGGATTGGGTATTGATTTTGTTGCCTTTGAGTTTCCTCTTGTAGGCGTTGTATATACAAAGCATAGAGTTGTTTTGTAGCACTCTGTGATGCTCCGTAAGGTCGCTTGCTATCAGTCTCGTCAGCCTGTGGTGATACTTGAGCAGCACGTGCAGGGTCTAGATATGTTAGCAAACGATAAGATGCACCAAGAATTATCACATCTTTGCAAGACTCTGGTAATCCAGTTTGTGTTGCAAAGTCCTGTGCGTTAGTTGTAAAGGCTACTGGGTCAGTAGCATATATAACCTTAACGGTTCTTCCTGGTGTAATGTAGTCCCCTATTGTTACTGTCTGTGCTCCTGAACCAAACTCTGTGGTGTCGGCTGCAGAATCCCAAGACCAACGACGCACTGGTCGCCATTCTTTAGATGGTCCAACCTCTTGCCACATAAGGCTAAGGATATTTGATATGTTTAAATTGTTGAAAGCATAAGTTGTTTCGGCTGCATTAAAAGTAAATGATGTGCTATTTACAGCAAATATCATAGAACCTGCTGCACGAATAGTATCGTTAATTGCTCTTTTAATTGTTGAGCGTGGGAAGATTGGAGATATAGTAACCCTTGAATCTGCTGCATGTTGCGATGCAGTTGTACCCAGATATCCTCTTCCATATGGAGATACTGTTGCTGTATTACCAACCCTATCAAATGTATCAACCCATAGTAATTCTTCACCAATTTCTACAACACCCTTACCAACATTCTCTGTAGAGCCAAGGGATAAAATTGTAGGAGATGCAGATGTTGATACAGTAGTAGTAACACTGCTTCTTAAGTATGTAGTTCTTTCTTGTTGATAAGTATAACCAGATAGATTAGTTGATAGTTCATCAATCATATTAGATAAAGTAGTTGTCATTAGGCGTCGATACTCCGTAATGCAGCAGGTGCTGCTAGGCCAGTTGTTGAAGCAAGTTCATTACAGATACCATCAATGTCTTTATAATCAGCAGGAGATGATTTACCAGCCAACACATTTAATGCACCAACGGTTGCAAGTCCAGTAGTACCAGCATAAACATTAGCGGCCCCTTGCTCATCAAGATACTGTGCCACATCAGTTATGCCAGCAAGACGATTGAGTTCTGCTGTCAGACTGCTACCTACTTTACCAAGTGCCATTGTTTATCCTATCTAGGTGTAATGATTTTCTTATTAGGTGTAACTAATTTTGATTTAGGTTCTTCTTTTGGCTTACCAAAGAATGCTCGATAATAATGTTCATCAAATGAGAACCGTTTCATATGTGGAACAGTTGCTCCAGTATGGCAATATAATGGAACTTCAGCCTTATCACATAGGGCAAAGAAGAATATATCTTCACCTATGAACTTATTTCCTCGTCCCATCTCCATAAATAACTGACCATCTGGTGCTATCTCACGAAGTTTTGGAACTATACTACGGTGCATTAGGACAAATCCCATACCCGCTGCATCTACTTTTATTAACTGATTAACTGGTAAAGGATGTACTCTGGTTAAACCAAAGCCACCATCACCATTATTAACAAAGTTAAACACTGTAGGTAGAGGAGCCATTAAGGGTTCCTCTGGTGTATCTGTAGTAAAATATACTCCCGTAATTAGTGGACGTTTCTCTACGTCTCTATTGTCCCATAATAACTTAAACTTTTCTGGACTAATTACCACATCTGAATCTATCCATAATAACCACTCGTGTTCAGTTTTATCATACCAGTAGTCAATGGTTGTTTGTCTTTGTCTAGCAATTTGATTGCCTTGACTTCTTAATGTTGTAGCAAATTCTATACCAGACTTTAGCATTACATCTGCTACGCCTTGCATAAACTTACCATCTACCATTCCATTATCGCACCATACTAGTGCTACAGAATCTTTATTACTCATAGTCCCCTGTGTCCCTATCTGTACTTTGCTGCTTTTTTGGCTATTGATTTAGGTTGTTTCACAAACTGTTTTCCCTTAGCATTACCTGCAGCCTTGGCTTTATTAGTAGCCGCTTTCTCGGCAGGGCTTAATGCTGCCCATGCTTTCTCAGGTAAATATCTTTTCTTACCTTTAGATGGTTTACCATCAGAAGTTTTCCACTTCTGTTTAGTCCAATCTTTTAAAGACTTTTGAGATTTAGCAAGTGCCATTACTTATATCCTCCGCCAGCCTTTTTGTATTGAACAGCAAGCAATTGTGCTTTGCGGGCTGACCATTCTCCAGGGTCTCCACCCTTAGACCCAGCCTTAATCTTCTTGAATAGTGCTGCCCTCATGGTAGGTTTAGTATAGTTACCAGCAGCATTAACTTTAGACTTAGCCTTTTTCTTTGCTACCATTTAACTTTATCCGCCCAATATGCTGCAGACATTTTACCTTTAGAAATATTCTTTTGATGTCTTGCTTTAAAAGATTTACGTTTCATCTTCATGCGCTCAGACTCACCAGCCTTAGGAGCACCTGCTGTCTTAGCACCTTGCTCACCAAATCGGATAGTCTTTACTTTATCACCAACCTTAGCCACAACTACGTGTGACTTTTTAGGGTGACTAGGAGTACGTTTTGGTTTATTGTAACCAGATACTCCGACTCTTTTCAGAACTGAATCTTTCATTTATTCCCCTTAATTACTTCTTTTGTCTTAGGGTCAAGGCGGACTTTTTCGGTCCCATCCTTTCGGAGAATAACAACTAGACCGTCCCGTATAATTGATTTATTCCAACCGTCATGACGTTTGCGTTGACCCGATGACATTATCTAGATTTTCTTTTAACTACTCCAGGAGCAGTACGAGTTTGAGGTACAAACATTCCTGGGTATCTTTGTTCTAGTGCTTTTTTAGCGGCAGCCTCTGCTGCTGCCATACCTTGAGGAGATATTTGTTTTTGAAACTCTTTAATAGCCGCTTGGCCTTTTAATATTTTAGCCTTAGGGTTATTCATATTACTTCTTCTTGCCCATTTTCTTCATAACCATTTTCTTAGCGGCAGCCTTTTTTGCTACTTTCTTTGCTGCCTTCTTGGCCATAGCCTTACCTTTTGAAGTGTAAGGGAATTCCATTTTTCCTACTTTTGGCATTATACTTGTCCTATCTCTTTCATTACGGCTGCGGCTTTTGGGGTGATATCTTTCGTCTTAGGCATAGTGTCCGCATTATACGCTTTGCCTAAAATCTCTGATGCTTTATGCGCTTCTTCTACATGACGCATAGTTGTACCTGCTGGTTGAATACCTTGTGCTCTTGCATCTCTATAAGCCTGCAATTCTGCATTCCATTTTTTATCTGGAATATCTCTTTTAGCATCTCCTGCATTAACTTGTAAATTCATTACCTTGCATCCAAAACATCCTTCAACTTCTACAGGATGGTCTTGCCAGTGATACGCCATATTCGTCCCTTATGCTAGTGTAAAATTAGCCTCTGTTATTCCTAATCCAGATGCGATAAGTGCTGCTTTTGTAACGTCATTTACTATATGTTTATGCCCACCTAAATAAAACTCATCATATGTAGCAATAGATTCATCTAGCGGGAATCTTACTTTAGAATAAGTCCCACCATTCTTTGCTACAGATACTCCCTTATCCATTTTATAGAAATAAAATAGACGGTGTTTACCTATAGGTCCTTCTTCTACAACTGGTGTAGTAAAGATATAATCTGTCATTGTTCTCCTTAATGAACTTACTGCCAAGCAGGAAACACGTGTGCTCCCTGCTAAGCCGTCAATCAACTAAGCGATTGAAGAACCTGATTCGATTCTAAATAGTGCCTCTTCGCGGTAGCGAGCAAAGCCTAGTACGCCGTACCAACCCATTGGGCGGTGACGCATCAAGCGGTCAACTACTGGTCCGATAACTACATGTGGCTCTTCGGCAACTGCCTCAGCCAATGCCTGTTGTCCAGCAATAATTGTGCGGTACACCTTTGCAGATGAAGAACCGTCAGTTGCTGTGTACAGACGTGGAGACTCTACGAAGTATGCACCTTCGTATGTTCCGATTTCTCCTGCCCAGATACGGTCCTGTGAAGCACCATATTGGTTAGGAAGCAACCATCCTGCTGAACCTGTCTCAGCACGTAGGTCGTGGGATACCTCTGGGTGTACTCCAGCCCAGAATAGTGAACCCTTACGTCCAAGTGCCTTGTTAGCACGTAACTTAGCAACAGCCCTACGGATGTTTGCTGAAGATAGTGTTGCAGCAGCAGTAATTGTTGCTGTTGAAGTTGCAGTTGAACCTGAGTAGATTACATTTGAACCGCCACGCAATGTTGTCATTGCTACGGAGTCAATAGAATCTGCTAGGTTGAATGCAATAATATTTGCGATTGCAGGGTCAACATCTGCAAGAGAGAATAACTCTAATGCACGTGTTACCAACACTGAGTTACCGTACTCGTTAAGAGTAATGGTTACTGATGTTGGTGTTGACATTGCTACTGCATCTGGGTCAGTTGTCTCTGTCAGAGCAGTTGTTGCTACTGATAGGTCAACATAACGTTGTAATACAACGGTTGAGCCAGGGATTGCTTGACGTGCTGGACGCTTATCTGCGACTGAACGAATTAGTGGTTCAGAGCGGAGAGCGAATTCTAGAAGACGGTCATACGCCTTCTGTACTAGACCAGCACCACCAGCGGTTCCGCCTAAAGAAGCGGAGTCTGTTGATACATATGCCATTCGTCACCTCCAGTGACTAGAAACTATGATTATTGTTGTTGTGAACGGAGGACATCTAGCAATGCATCCATAGAATCTGCATTGTCTATTCTTGAATTGATTTCTTCCATTCTGTCAGGAGTGAACGCGGCCTGTGTTAGAACATCCTGCTGTCTTAGAGCAGCACGGTCTTGTTCTCCCATCTTAGGCTCATTTTCCTGCACCTGTATTCCAAACAAATCTGCGTTATCATCGAGCCAATTAGAAACTGACTCCTCGTTAACATCATCAATGTCCTTAAGAATTAAGCGTGCAGCCTTAGCGTTTACGCCCTTCTTTTCTAGGACTTCTTTGACAGTTCGCTCACGCTGCACTTTGGATAAACCCTCAAGTTGCTCAGTGAGTTCCTTAATACGCTTCTCGTCGGCTCTCT